TTCACAAGAAATGGTCTGTATTTTATTTTTTCATCCGAAGATGGTATATTCAACTCAAAAGTTTGTTGATTTAAATTTGGTAACGCCATAATATCTCCTTATACTAAAAAGTAAATGGTGGGAATACTTTCCCTCCAAAAACTTTACCAATTGGTATTGATCGTTTAAGATTATTAAACACATCTCTACCTGTTCTTTTTAATTCAGGTGGTAAATTTTGTAAGAACGCAGGTCCTGATTGACCAGGTTTTACTTCTCCAGATGAAAGACCACCGACTTTACCTGTACTATCAATATCTAAATTGAAATTCAACCAATATCTATATGCAAATGTTACATCAATTTTTACATATTGATTTGTTGCACCATAGTTATATTCTATTGGTGATACATCTGTTGGGTACACTTCAAATAAACGAACACCATATGTAACACTATCTCTATCATTTAAAGAATCAAATTGACCTAATTGAAATATATCTAGTGGTGCAACATATTCATCATAGAAATTCATATTGTTTGTTACATTATCAAATATTAAATTTTGCCATGATTCAAAGAATTGACGAATCCTTAAAAACTTATCTCCTATGAATGTAGCTTTGATTGGTGTGTATTGAACATTTGAGGGAAAATTAAATGCAGGCCCATAGTGTCTATATGGTTCCGTTTGCATTGTTCTTCCTGGCATTGTGACAGTTTCACACATCATACCAATCTCTCTACCAATCTCCTGATTTTGTTGATTGATTGCATTTGTCGAACCTTGCAATCTACCTAATTCAGTGTTCGTTGTAGTTTGTTGTTGATTATTATAAACACTTCTTAAATTAATTCCTTGAGGTGCATTAATACGAACTAAAAAACGAGTATTTCTTGCAACACCTTCACCTTTTGATATTGCACCACGAAAACGATTGATTGTTGTTTCAGGATTTGCTCTCTGTTTAATTCTAGCATCACCTGGAATATTATCGTATTCTTTTCCTCTTGGTAAACCTATTCTTATATCGAAAGGTCCTACTCTTTTACCACCTCTGAAAATTGCCATTAACTTGCTATCCTTCTACTATCCGACCAAACTGCAGCTGATGATGCCTTCTTAAATTGTTGTACAGGAAGCAAACAAGCAGGAAGAAAATCTTCTTCATTAATTCGTAAGAAACCTGAACGAACATGATTTGTTAAATAATGTTTAATGGTCGGTTTAATTAATCTTATTCTTTTTAAACTGTTATAATCAGCTGACGATAAATCTTTTCCGTCAATTGCCTCTAAGAGTTGTACACGCAATGCAATCGGTAAATAGTGAAAGTTAATTCCTAAAAATCCACCTGATGCAGAACCTATCGGCAACACTAATGGGAATCTATCATAGTAAGGAAGTATGTTCTTTAATTTAGGATCATAGAAAAAGAAATTCAATTTACCTGCACTTGGCTGTCTAGCCAATGCACCTTGATTAATTAATCGGCGAGATGAAACTCTTGCCCCCAAATCTCTAATCTTATTACGATACCACTGAACTGATCTTTGACGATCACCTGCAGCTTTTCTAATATCATCAAGTATTTTTCCCATACTACTATTTATATGGGCGTATGAAATCTTCCGTTAATATTGTGAACTCCATTCCTCTTTTTGCGGACCATTCTCTAGCTGCCTCCCATTTTGCATTGTTTTTGATGTACTGTAACACTTCATTCTTCCATTTTGTAGTTTTGCGTTTAGGATTTCTTATTGGAGCTTTAGTGTACTTCTTTGGTTTAACTTCGACAATGAGTTTACGCACATTATCATCTTTGTCTTTGTATTTGAGATAGAAGTCAGGAAAATATCGGTGATACTTTCCATCAATTGGAGATTTATACGGAACAACTAATTCTTCACTACCCCATTCTAAAATGGCAGAATTGCTGTCACAATACACCATAAATCGTCTTTCCCATAAACTCCTATAAATAACATTTCCCGGATTGCCTTTATATTTGCCTGGATTCTTTGGTTTGTATCTACCTTTATATGTTCTTCGATAAGTCATTATAAATACTTATATGAGTTTCACAAATCAAGTTGCGAATAAGTTAAAAAGTTTCATAACAGGTGGTACTAAAACTAGTGAGCCGAATCACAGTGCATTGGCTCAAAACATTTTAAACAAATCACCTGCAGAAATAGATACATCACCTCTTGCTCATATGCAAGAGAATCCATTTAAATTTGGAACAGTATCATATCCTGAAAATGTTGAAGATGGTAATATGGAAGGACACTATATCGTATTTCACATTCTAACATCAACACCCGGATCTGGTAATACTTTTTTTGATTCAAAAATGGAAAGTGTATATCAAGGGTCACCTGGTCGACAAACAAATTTAAATAACGACTTTAACACAGCACAACAAGAATCAGAAAGACAAAATCTTATTAACAACTTAGATAGAAGATCAAGAATACCTAAACAAGGTGGACTAGAATCAATTGGTGCTCGTTTTAATTATACAAGAACAAAAGATATTATTACCATGTATATGCCTCCTACAATAGATGTAGAATATAAAGCGAATTATAAAAATGAAAGTTTTGGATTACTTAGTAAATTGGTTGCAACTGGTTCTTCAGGTCAAGGAATAACAGGAATAGCAAGTGATGCATTTACTGTTATCGGTGATGCAATAAGTGATTCATTAAAAAAGTTACAATCAGAAGCAAAATCATTATCAACTGGTAATATTACTTTAGATAGACAAGAAGTTTTATTTGAAGGAATTGATTTCAGAACATTTTCATATGAATTTAATTTTTTACCAAAAACACCAAGTGAATCAGTTGCTGTTGATAAAATAACAAAGTTATTTAAATATCATTCAATGCCACAAATTACAGCTGCAACAACAGGAACATATGATTTTCAAGTACCGTCACAATTTCAAATTCAATATATGTACAGACAAAAACAAAATACTTTTTTACACAATATAGGAAATGTTGTTTGTACTACTTGTTCTTTATCATATGGTGATGGTGATACATGGTCAACATTTAGACCGCTTACTGCAGGAAATGGTTCTAACGCAGAGGGACCTCCTCCTATTATAACAACTATGAAACTTGACTTTCAAGAGGTTGATCTTATGGATAGAAACGCTATTGCAAAAGGTAATTTCTAATGTATTTTAAAAAGATTCCAAAGATTTTATATAAAGATATATCAAATACAAATCAGTTACGTCTTGTTACTGATATAATAAGACGAGTAAAGATTCGCAATCAAGCATTTGAAAAATTATCAGCATTTGATTTGTATGATGTACCTTCAGGTGAAACACCAGAGATAACTGCATTTAAACATTTTGGGTCAACACAATATCATTGGGTTATACTATTGACAAATAATATTACCAATGTTTACAATCAATGGCCATTATCCGAACCTGCCTTTTCAGCATATCTAATTGATAAGTATGGTGATGATATTGATAGTGTTCATCATTATGAAGTCACTCAGTCATCAGGTGATACTAGAACAAAAATACAAGTTGCAAGTGATACAGCAGGTGCAACCACAGTGACTAATAGAGAATATGAAGAGCGATTACAAGATGAAAGAAGAAAAATCAGATTACTATCACGCAGTCTATTACCCAATTTCATCGAAGAATACGAACAACTCATAAAGGGGTAATTCATGTCGAGTATTATAAATGCGACAGACGACACTTACGATTTTGCCGGTGCCTATCGATTAAATAATGTAATTCTTACATCATCAAGCGGTAGTGTTGTTGACATCACCTCAGTTGTCACACAACTCAATTTATTCTCTAGTATATACACACCCTTTGTTACTGGTAATATTACATTTGCAGATACAAAGAATATAGTTGATCTATTACCATTTACAGGTGAAGAAACAATTTCATTTAATTTTCACACACCCTCAACAAGAGATGTACATCATATTGATTGTACAGATTTTCCTATGAGAGTTACAAGATTTCTTGTACAAAAGGCATCACAAAGAGCACAAGTATATTATATTGAATTTGCCAGTTTAGAATTTAAGAGAAACAATCGAACACGCAGTAAACGAGCACTCTCTGGTACATATTCAGAAATGGTTGAGAGTATTTTACGCAACGATTTAAAGACAAGAAAGACTTTATATCTGGAACCAACCTTATTTAATCAAAAGTTTATATCACATAACATACCACCTGCGTCACTTATACAAAAACTAGCAGATCGTTCTATCTCATCAAAGTATGAATCATCTGGATATCTATTTTACGAGAACTTTCACAATGAATTTAACTTTCGTAGTTATACAAGTTTAATGTATGATGCGCCTGGTATTCCTAAAGAATCAATTATTATCTATCACGAGCAACCCGAAACAACAAATGACCTTGAAACACAATTTAGACGTGTTAAAAAGTTTGATTTAAGTCGCAATTATGACCATACACTCAATACAAGAGAGGGAATGTATGCGAGTAAACTGATTACACATGATATACATAACAAAACATATAACGAACATTTTTATCGATATGATACAGACTTTCAAAACAGTCTTCATATTGAACCCGATAAAACAAACACAAATCTACTAGCACCAAGAAGTTTTATTGATGATGACAATACAACACTCTTTGATCAGTATGAATCCAGACTAATGGTTGCACCTAAGTCAGGAAATGCGTTGTTTAATGAAGTCGATGGTTCCGGCAATGCGACATATCCATATAGTGACAATCATATTGAAGATACATTACAAACAAGATTATCTCAAAAACGATCATTTGAGAATGTTGTACTTACATTAACAGTACATGGTAACTGTGCGTTGCGTCCCGGACAAATTATTGAGTTTATCTATCCATTCAATGCAGCTGGAACAGATCAATTAGAATATAAATCAGAATTATACTCAGGTAGATATGTCATTACAAAGTTGCGACACACTGCAAAAGTTGGTGATGATACACGACATGAAACAATTATGGAATGTGTCAAAGACAGCTTGCGTAATAGACTTCCTGTGAGTTACAATAATCATCACAAGAAACCTAAATCAAAAGACACATATATTATTAGTACAGAGGCAAATCGATAATGACGCATCGTAATCGATATCGTTGGATTTCAAAACATCATCCGTGTCCGATGTGTGTTCGTTTGTATAAACTGATTGATTTCTTTGCAAATAAATATAATCAGATAAAGAGGAACT